GCCGCTCCAGCGGACGGTGCGACGCAGCCTGACGCAGCGGCCGCCGGTGCCGTGGCAGCTGCTGCAGAAGGGACGGCCTCTGCGCCGCCGGCAGCGTCCGAGCCGCCGCCGGCCACGCCCTTCGTGCCGACCTATGCAGCCGATGAGCGCGACTACAGCAAGGAAATCGGCGATATCAACGGCAAGCTGCAGGCCCTGAAGGAGAAGTACAAGGCCGGCGACGTCGAGGATGAGGTGTACGAGCAGCAGTACGAGGATCTGCGCGACGAGCGCAGCCGCGTCGAGCGCGCCCAGGACATTGCCACCCTGCAGCAGCAGCTCAGCCAGCAGAATGCCGACCAGTCCTGGGCGTACCTGCAGCGCCAGTTCCTCTCCCGCCCGGAAAATGCCGCGATCGCCGCGAGCCCGATGCGCTTCGCTGCGTGGGAGCAGGCGATGCAGTCGGTGGTCAACGAAGCCGCAGCCGCTGGCCGCCAGCTTACCGACTGGGACATTCTGGCCGGCGCGCGCGATCTGCTGGTGACCGAGGGCCTGCTGCAGGCTTCCGCAGCCGCGACCGCCCCGCCGGTGGCGCAGGCACCGGCAAAACCGGATCGCAGCGCGCCACTGGCCGATGTGCCAGCTACGCTGAGCACCGTGCCCGCGGCGGCTGATCCGACCTCTCGATCAACTGCGGATGCGGCGGCTGGAATGGACAACATCGAAGACATCGAGTCGTTCCTGGCCGGGAAGTCGGAGAGCGAGCGCGATCGCATCCTGCGGGATGTGCCGGGCTCCTTCGTGGCGGACAACTAAGCCCCATGCCCAAGCTGCACACCACCCTGGAGCCTGGCGACGTGGTCCTGATCCCGTCGGGGTCAGGTGCGTCGATCACCTTCACCGAGAAGAGCGGAAAGCGCTCGCGGGTGATCATCGAATCCAACACCCCGGTGACCATCACCCGAGCCGGTGAGCAGCAACCTACTGGCGGCGCACTGCAGCGCGTAGCGCGCCGGCCTACGCCCACAACGGGCTGAACATCCTCAAAACCTGCGCAGTAGTGCGGGTCAACGACAGAGGCGCAGAAGTGCCGTGATCTCCCTGGAGAAGCAACATGGCACAGACGATCGTGGGTCTGAACGACCCCAAGGCCCGGAAGCTGTGGTCTGCGGACCTCATGGTTTCGGTATCCAAACAGTCCTACTGGACGCGCAAGATGATGGGCAAGGGGTCGGAGACCTCGATGCCGGTCATGCTGCAGACCGATCTGGAACAGGAAGCGGGCGACACCATCAGCTACGACCTGTCCGTGCAGCTGTCCGGTGGCGTCATCGAAGGCGACCAGAAGGCCGAGGGTAAGGGCGAGAAGCTCGACTTCTTCACCGACAAGGTCTTCATCGACCAGGCCCGTAAGCCGGTCAGCTGCGGTGGCCGTATGAGCCGCAAGCGCACCGTCCACGACCTGCGAAAGGTCGGCCGCAACCGGCTGACCGAGTTCTGGGCGCGCTTCTACGACGAGCTCTTCTTCATGTACGGCTCGGGCGCCCGCGGCATCAACGAGGACTACAACGTCCCGCTGAACTACGCCGGTCGCGCAGGCAACCCGTTCGAGACGCCGGACAGCTCGCACATCCTGTTCGGTGACGGCGCCAGCAAGGCATCGCTGACCTCGGCCGGCAAGATGAGCCGTGTCCTGATCGAGCGCGCCAACACCAAGGCCGCTTCGCAGGGCGGTGGTTCGACCCAGGTGGCGGAGATCCAGCCGATCACCATTGCCGGCGGCGAGCACTTCGTCACCGTCATGCACCCGTTCCAGGCGCATGACCTGAAGACCTCCACGGATCCGGGCAACTGGCTGGACATCCAGAAGGCGGCTGCAGCTGCCGAAGGTGCCAGCAACCCGATCTTCAAGGACAACCTGGGCATGATCGGCAACACGATCCTGCACAAGCACAAGTCCGTGGTGCGCTTCGGGGACTACGGCGCCGGTGGCAACGTTGCAGCGGCTCGCGCGCTGTACCTGGGCCGCCAGGCCCTGGTGCTGGCATTCGGCTCGCCGGGCAACGGCCTGCGCTTCGACTGGTCCGAGGTTCCGCTCGACCACGGCAACGACATCGAGATCTGCGCCGGCGCCATCTTCGGCATCAAGAAGACGCGCTTCAACGGCAAGGACTTCGGCACGATCGCCCTGGATACCGCCGCGGCCGATCCGAACCCGCAGTAAGCCTCACACCAAGAGCCCCGGCATGCCGGGGCTCTTGCGTTCAGAACCTACATCCTTCGCAGGAGAAATCCATGTCCACGAAACTCGCAATTGGCCGCAACAGCGGCGCTTCGTCGCCGGCCGCCGGCCTGCTGGTGGTCAACGACTACAGCTGGCCGGTTGAAGCCGGTGCGGATGGCGATCTGGTGCTGATCGGCGAGCTGCCGGCCAACCACAAGCTGCACAGCCAGGGCTCGGGCCTGTTCGCCAAGCTGGACGCCGGCGGCAAGCTGGCCGCGCAGAACGTCACCATCTTCATCCCCGACGCGATCGACGGCGCCTCTGCGGCCGGCAACACCGTCATTGCGCCGACCGCAGTGGTTGCCGATACCGCGGCTTTCATCCCGGTGTCCTTGCACCTGATCGCTGAGGCCCTGGGCTCCAAGCCGGTGAACCGCCCGGTGTACGTGAAGCTCAATACCGCCCCCGGTGCTCAGCAGGGCGAGCTGATCCTGCGCCTGGCTGCCTTCCCGACCTGAGCCCCCAACCGTAGCGGGGCTGCGGCTGCAGCCCCGCCTACCAGGAGCACCCCATGCTGATTGCATGCAAGTTCAAGCGCCCCAAGGCGCCCGTTGAGCTCGACGGTAACGTGTACTTCTTCGTGCCGATCGATCCCGCCAATGCCGATTCGGAGCACATCGCCGACGTCGAGAACTCCGACCACATCCAGCGGCTGCTGGGTATCCCGGAGGCCTACTACATCGCCCGGGCCCAGAGCCTGCAGACCGCCACCAAGCCGGTACTGCCGGTCGCCCCCATTGCGGAGCAGGACCCGCCGCCGCCGGCTGGCAGCAGCACCGGTGTCGGTACCGACGTCGGGCGCTCGGACATCACCACCGACAGCGGAACCGGCGCCGACGCCGGCAGCAACGAGCCGCCCGCCGGCGCCAATGTGGCTGCCACTCTACCGCCGGAGATTGTTGAGGCCGCTGCCCAACTGAACGGCCTGAGCTGGCAGAAGCTGAAGGCCGAGTTGGCCAAGGGTGGCATCGCCAAGGTCGTGATCAAGGCTGCCCTCGACCTGGAACTGGCCAAGCCGGAACCCGACCAGCGCGGCACCACCCTGAAGGTGCTGAGCCAGGCGCTCGAGGAAGCCTGACGTGGAGGCGCGCACCCTCAGCCAGTTGATCGAGGAATGCCGGGAAGAGCTCGACGACGACGTGGCTCCCTACCTGTGGAGTGACGCCGTGCTGACCCGGCACCTCAACGAAGCTGTGGAAGAGGCGTGCATTCGGGCGCGGCTGCTCGTGGAGAGCGGCCGCCCCGATATTTGCCACATCAACCTGGAGCCGGGCCGGGCCGATTACCCGCTTCATCCGACCGTGTACGTGGTCCGTCGCGCGGTGCTGGCCAGCAATCTGTCCGACCCGCTCTGCAGGACCACCAGCGCCGCCCTGGACGGACGACACCACAACTGGCGAACCGAGGCAGGACGCCCCGAATACCTGGTGCGCGATCGACAGGCGCGCGAGGTATCGGTGAGCCCAGTGCCTGCGGAAGTCGATGTCCTCCAGCTAACACTCTGGCGCGTGCCGGAGACCGCCGAGGCGATGGAAGACAGCGAGGACGAGCCGGTGATCGATGCCATCCACCACCGGAAGCTGGTGCACTGGGCGTGCTGGCGGGCCCTGAACAAGCGCGATTCAGAGCAGCGAAGCACCGCGGACGCCGACCGGCACCTCACGCTGTTCGAGAGCTACTTCGGCGAGCGGCCCACCGCCCGCGCGCTGCAGCAGCTGTCGATCGACCCCACCACCGGCACCCAACCAATGTGGTTCTGACATGCCCGTTCGCGATGAAGATCTCCGCCCAGCAGGCCCCTGGCCCCTGGGCATCAACAACGTGGCCGGGGAAGGGGCGCTGCCGACCGATGAGGACGGGATCCCGCGCGCGCTGCGTGAGGCGGACAACATCGACCTGGACGCCGCCGGTCGGCCGCAACGTCGGCGTGGGCATCAGCGCTTTCGGCCTGGTGCTCTGACTCATTCGCTGTGGAGCCACGAGCTCCTGCAGTACGGGCTCTTTGTCGACGGCGGAAAGCTTCATGCCTTGCATGAGGATGAGCGAGCGGAAGTGCTCGGCATCGACGTAGGCCTCGATCCGATGAGCTACGCACTGATCGGCGATCGCGTCTTCTTCAGCAACAGCACTTCCTGCGGCGTGCTCGACATCGACCTGCAGGGGCATTCCTGGTCGCCTGAACACCCCGCGGGCCAGCCGGTACTGGTACCGTCCGCCGCAAGTGCGCTGGCACCGGGGCAGTACCAGGTGGCGGTGACTTTCATGGATCGGCTCGGCCGTGAGTCGGGAAGCACGCTGGCCGCGGTGATCGACATTGCCGAGGGCGGCGGGTTCGAGCTGAGCGACATTCCGCTGCCAGTGGCGTCGGACACGGCTTCGGTTGCGGTGTACGTCTCCGGGCCGAACGACCAAGTGCTGCGGCAGTACGCCATCCTGCCGGCCGGCACCCGCTCGGCCCCGGTGCTATCTGCCGGCGAGGGCAGGGCGCTGACCACTCAGTTCCTTCGCCCGCTGCCGCCGGGCCACATCGTGCGCGGTGCGCACGGCCGGCAGTTCGTTGCCTGTGGCCAAGAGGTGCTGTGGTCGGAGGCACTGCGCTACGGCATGTTCCGACCATCAGCCAACCGCATGCGTTTCAACGCGCCGATCGACTTGATGGAACCCATTGGCGATGGGTTACCCGATGGAGCCGGACTCTTCGTTGCCGCCGGCGCGCGCACCTATTGGTATGCCGGCGCCGATCCCAAGGATTTCAGCCAGGTAGTGGCGCGCGGCAGCGGTGCGGTTCCAGGCTCAGCCATGGTCGTCAACGGTGACGTGATCGGATTGCAGTCCGCCGCGCCGGTCCTGATATGGCTCGCTCGCGACGGCTACTTCTGCATCGGTCTGCCGGGCGGTCAGGTGCAGGTGCTGAAGAAGGGGGAGGCGGTCATCGATGACGCCGACCATGCCGCGCTACTGCTCCGCCAGCAGGACGGACTCAGCCAGCTCGTCGCCGCGCTACGCGCACCGCAAGGCCAGTCGCTGGCGGTCACTGATCGAGCCGTCGCCCACGTCATCCACGAGGATCCCTGACCCATGACCTTGTTGGCCAAACCGGACGACGTGAAGCGTCGCCTGGAGATCTGCCGAGCATGTCCGAACGCCGAGCGCGTAGGACGTCGCCTCTTTCTGCGCTGCAGCCTCTGTAGCTGCCCCCTGGCAAGCAAGACCCGATTCCAAGGGGCTTCCTGCCCCGCGGGCAAATGGTAACCACCGAAGGAGCAAACCGATGAACATCACGAAGGCCCTGCAGTCCCTGGGCGCGGTGGGGCGCGACGCTGTTCGCGCCATCCGGCAGCACAAGCATGAGCTGACCGAGGCAGGCATTTACGTTCCTGCCGCACGCGCGACAATCGGCGGCATCTTCCGCCATGCTCACGCCCCGGCAGGTGGCGCGTTTGGTCCGTGGCAGGTGGATCCGAATCGCCTGGTCAACGAGGGGCTGAACTACATCCTGAACAGCGCGCTCGGCGGTACTGCTCAGCAGACTGCGTTCTACTTGGCGCCCTTTGCCGGCAATGTCACGCCGGCGGCGGACTGGAAAGGCAGCACGTTCAAGGACGTGGCCACCGAATTCACCGCCTACACCAATGCCGGCCGTCTGCCGTGGACCACTTCGCCTTCGACTGCGGAGGCCATCGGCAACAGCGCCGCTCTCGCTGCTGCGACTCTGACCTATTCTGCCGGCGGACCATACAACCTGTATGGAATCGGCCTGCTGACCGGTTCAGCAAAGGCGGCAACCGCGAATATCTTGGTCGCAGCGACTCGCTTCGCGACGCCGCGCACCAACCAGCTCGCTGGCGACAAGCTTGCCCTGGAGTATGTGCTATCGGCCAAGGACGAGGGCGACGTGACCTGATGAGCGGGGCGCGGTACAGCGGGTGGACACCGATCGTCGTCGTCGGCGATCGGGAGGTTTCGGCTCAGCATCTGCCCGAGGCAAGGAAGCTACTGGGTTTCGTGGTCGATGAGGCCAAGCGGAATGGCCTAGGGATTGCAAGCCTGCGAAGGGAGCTGCCCGACGGGACTGTCCTGCTTGCCGAGAAGATAGGCGACCTGCCACGAGTGACGATCATCGCCGCAGGCGTGTCGCCAGAAGACACGGTGCCTCAACAGCAGGGCGGATTCATTCTGTGGCCTCACTGGGGCCATGCTCCCACCGACCCTTTCGGGGCTCGTGGTAAGTCGGCCGACCCGGAGAACGTATACCCACAAGCGTGGCTGCAGTTTGTCGGCACAAGCAAGATCACGCACTACAGAGAGCGGTGGGACGTGGCGGACAAGATCATTGGGGCGCGGTTCGCATCCTATGACACGCCCGATCTGTATCCCTACGGCATGCGATGCAGTGGCAACGTCGAATGGAAGGACGGTGAGGACCTCGCGCTGTCTTGGTATGGCTACTACAGCCGGTACTTCCGTGATTTCGATGACGATCCTGGGCGCTACCAGTTCGTAATGAACCAGGGTCAGGTTCTGCTGCACACGCACTTCTATGCCGAGCGCTATCAGGATCCGCCGGACTACCTGACGTGGCCAATTTCAGGGGCATGCGTGCGTAAGAGTGCCGGTCGTTATGAATTGGTGGTCCTGCATGTGGATACGGCCACCAGCCGCTCCACTGAAGTGGTTGTCTACGATCTGACTCTGAACACAGGAACGGCAGAGAAGGCCGACTGGCTGCTAGGGGACTATCGGCACCTCGGGTCTGTTCCAGCGCTCGGAACGGCCTCGCAGTTCGCAGATGCCAGGGTCTGCTGGTTCTTCAACGCCAGCGGAACCAAGGCCACTCGCATCATCGACTGGATGGACCAGCCAGCGACTGGGCCGTACTACGGTACGTCAACGGTACTGCAGGAACTGGACATTGGTACTGCCACGATCGTGTACTCGAACACTTCGGTGGATCGGCTCTACGGCGATTACGCGGTGATTGCAGACGGCGCTACTCCTTCGGGCTTCAGGCTGGCGACTCAGCCCTCGCTTCCCGTCGCTGCTGACTACCGCGGCGACGACCTGGTGTTGGCTAGGATCGTTTGGAAGGAGGCCATGCTTGCAGGCCTCAGTCCGGAATCCACCTACGGCGGTGACGTGGACTTCCTGGTGGTGCTGGAGCTCGATGGCCAAGAGATCCCGCTGGTCGAGCGACGGGTCAACCGCACCCGCTCAATGCAGGACTACCACCTGGTGGGCCATCTTGATCTGCGTCACAGCATTGTCGCGGGTTGGCGAATCAAAGGAACCGATGGTGTCCATTCTGCCCAGGCGTTTGCGTACCTCGGCGGCCGACTGGTCTATGGCGAAGAGGTGCCGGCTCCGCTGCTGGCAAGCTGGCTACCCGGCAGCGTGACCGACACCCGAGACTTTGATCGAGCACAAGGCAACGCTCTGCTGTTCAACACTTGGTTCAACAGCACCCGATACACACCGGATGCACTGGGACAGGGCGGAGTCGCCTATGGCGCGTCCCCGCGGATGTTCGCCAACGACATGATGGCGCCGGCGGCGATGACGATCGCGATGCGCAACCGGTACGCGATCGAAGACGCATTGAGCTTCGCGGCGGTTGGCAGCTGGTGCTATGCCAAAGGCCGCTACTGCCTGTCGATGCCGGGACCGAACTACTCCGCGCCGTTGAACTACCTCACCGGAGGCAGCCTACCGGCGCTGCTCGGCATTGATGCCGAGGCAGCCCGATTCTGGCCCCTCTCTGTTCTTGCAAAACCTCTGTAGGAGCCACCATGGCGGTGAACACTTCCACCGGGTTCGAATCCTTGATCCTTGGCCCCTTGGCGTTCGAAGCGATCTTCCGTGCAGCCAGCATTGAGATCCGCTCTGGACCGCAGCCCGAAACTGCGGACATGCCGGCATCAGGCACGCTGCTGGCACGAATCACGGCAGACGGTGGTGTCTGGCAGGCCGGTAGTGCAGACAACGGCTTGAGATTCGTCCGCAACGCCCGCTACGTCTACAAGGACCCAGCCCAGCGATGGGTACTGCGTGGCCTGGCCGCTGGCGCTGCTGGCTGGTTCCGTCTCCTTGGAAACGCACCGGACGGCGGGGGCCTGTCGTTCGACGCTCCTCGAATTGACGGCGCGATTGGTCTGGATGACGACAGTCTCGGCGACTTCCAGATGCGTCTGCCCACTCTGGCACTGACCGCCGACACCAGCATCGAATTCGGTGAATGGTGGCTTGCGACTCCCCCTCTCTGAAGAAGGAAGAATCAACATGACGATTTCCATTCCGCTGGCTCAGGCACTGCTGGGGCAGGTCAAGAGCGCGCTAGATGGCGGGTTCTTGTATGTGTTTGCCGGTCCGGTACCGGCTACTGCAGATGAAGCCCTGGACATGTCCACCAGCCACACCCAGCTGGCCAAGCTGTCCGTGGTGGGCAACGGCCTCACGTTCGCGGCGCCGGTGGGCAACGTACTGCCCAAGGAACCCAGCGAAGAGTGGGAGGGCCTGATTGAGTTCGACGGCGCCAACAGCGAGGCAACGAGTCTTGCGCCAGGGTTCTATCGCTTCTGCTCTGCCACGGACGATGGGCGAGGGGTTGGCGCTTCTGTTCGCCTACAGGGGACTGCAGGGGGGCCGGCGTCCAACGCCGCTGTTCTCTTCAGTAGCGACGTGATGACGGCGAACGGAAGCAACAGCACCGGCGTCAGCATCTTCAACGTGGTCGCCGATCAGGCCGGCTGACATGCTGTCCAAGCCGCCCATCTCCCGATACGTACCACCGCTGCCCGGCAAGCCGGCGGTGCCCTATCGCGCGGCCTACACCGTCTGCGGTGCCTCACCCGCCCAAGGCTATTGGCGACGGGAATGCAGCATGGGACGCATGCAGGCATCAATCAATGGGGCGGTACAGATCCCAAGTGGGGCCAGCATCGCCGGCTATGAGACCGAGGGCGGTGTCACCTACGTTCGATATCAGATCTGCAGGAGCATTTTCGTCCAGACGGCGCCTCCGGGACCTGTGACCTGCAAAACCTACCCCGAGCAAAAGGCGGAGCCTGCGGTCCCATCGACACCACCCCGCATGGAGTACTTATCTGGCTTCGACTGGGATGCCGGCGCCAATAGCATGGTGGACCTCGATGGCGACGTCGCGATGTCGCTGACCATGGGACGGGCGGTAGGCGTCGTAGTCGGTCTGTGCCCATTGGGAAGCCCTGGACTGATCGACCCGGCGCGAGTTCAGCACGGTCTGTACTTCCACCAAAGCGCCGGCGGGCGGTTGCAGGCTTGTGTGATCGAAGCTGGGCGTCGTGTCTCACCGATTCGGTTCTATGGGCCAGCGGATGTGTGGGGCCTGAGACGGATCGGAGGGACGGTCAGCTACGTGCATGATGGCGATCACTTCTACACATCGATGCGTTCGAGTAGCGGGCAGGTGATGGTCGGGTGCGCGATGTATGCGACTGGAGACTTCATCGAATGACCATTGAGTTCGTATCGCTGGGATACTCCCTCACCGAGGCCCGCGGCCAGGCGGCGGTGACGTTGAAAGGGCGTGGACTTGGCAAGGGTGTCAGCGCCGGCGGCAGCGCCTCATTGCACCTGACAGCATCTGGGCGTGGTCAGCACTACTTCGGCGGCGGTGCGGAGCCGGTAGTACCGGCCAATGGCACCGCTGCGTTGAACCTTCGCACGTCAGGCGAAGGGTTCGGCAGCGACGTCGGTGCTGGTGGGGAGGCCATCCGGATCCGGGCCCTAGGCCTACAGACTGCTGCTGGGCGCGGCGGCGGCGCTGCTCAGCTGACACTACAAGGCACTGGCCGCCAGGTGCCATCCGCACTTGCCTTTGCCGGTCTGTCCGGTCGACCGCGAATGATCTCGGCGTTCGGTGGGCACACCTTCGTTTCCCCACGCTCTTCCTTTGTGGTCGCAGAACGGAGGGACAGCCTCCCGACCCATGTTCTCAGCGATGTCCTGGGGATGGACGAGGATCGCCGCAGCGCCCTGATGGGTATCTGCAGCACTGGCGACTCGCTGACCATGGAGGAAACAGCGGCGGTCGTGTTCTTGGTGCTTGTGGAGGAGGGGGTTGCCTTCAGCCCGACGCTTCGGGCCGACGCCGTCGTGCTGGAACGCGTGATCGATCGCCTGTTGATGCTCGGCGCCTTCGACTCCTTTGCCGATGCGATCAATGCCTTGATCGGAGGCCTGTGGTTCGGCTCACTGACTGAGGCTCTTAGGACGGAAACCGTTACGGATGGACTCCTGGCCGCAGACGTGGTCGCCGGTCTGCAGCGGGCGGCAGAGCGTCTGGTCGATGCCTGGCTTGCCCAAACGTCAGCATCTGCGACGGGTACTGGGATTGTGCTAGTGGACGAACGATTGGTGGCTGACACGGCAGTCGCGGGAACAGCGGAACTGACGCAGCTGCTGCAGGACAGCGTGGGGTTCGTCACGCGTTTGGCGCTGGATACCGGAGAGTACGTTGCATGGGTCATGAACACCGAGAACCGCGCGCTGAGCCGGTACACGCACTATCCGTTCAACAGTTTCGCCCGGATTGGTGGACGCTACTACGCTGCTGCGGCTGACGGTCTGCATCGATTGGAGGGTGACGATGACGATGGAACGCCCATTGCCGCACGTATCCGCTTGGGTCTGTCTTCTCTGGGAACGCGTCGATTGAAGCGGGTTCCCGAAGCATTCGTTGGCTACAGCAGTACCGGTGCCCTGTTGCTGCAGGTCATCACGGTCAACGAGCAGAGTGGCCAGAAGGAGGCGGCCATCTACCGAATCCTGGAGAGAGCTGCCTCGAGTGAGCGGGAAACTCGATGGAAGCTCGGCAAGGGTATCAAGGCCGTTGATTTCGACTTCATCATTGAGAACGTCGATGGAGCCGACTTCAATCTTGCAGCCATCGACTTCAGGCCGATCTATCTTGATCGACGGACAAGAGGATAACCATGGCCGGTCCCTGTTTCTGGTCTGAAAAGCAGAATGTAGTTGAGGATTGTGGCGACGCGGGGGCACAGCTTCTTGTGTACTTCGACAACGCATTCATCTTTGGGCAGCCCATTCACCCCGAGCCGCCGCCTGGATTCGAAGTTGGCCAGGACTTCGCGATCAAGCTTTCGAATGACGTGGTCGATCGGACGATTCCAATGATATTTGAGCCCGAGAACGACCGATACCGGGCTGTATACAAGTATCCGCTTTGGCCCTACACCGACGAGGAAGGTGTGCCTGGCGTTATTACTCAGGGGCCCAATCGATGGGACGTGACCGTCGTCGTCTACCCGTGGAGCTGATTGGAGAAACATGAATGGCAACTACCTGGTGTCCTGACCTGTCGGCGGATGCCGCAATTACGCTGGTCGGCAGCGCGCATGACAAGTTCATGGAGCTTGGCTCGACCACGTACAACATGGCCGTGTCGAACCTGCAGGGTCTCAACAGCGTCAGGTTGGATCCGATCGACTTCAACGTCGATTTCCGCTTCGCTGACCCGCAGGCCACGTTCAAGCGGCCGCGCCGACCAGACCTTGATGAGGGCGCGCTGGAGTTTCGCGCGCCTGATGTTCCATTACGCAGCGCACCTGGCTTCGTGGCGGCTCCGATCTCGATCACCGAGGCACCGGAGCTCGATGCACGACCGCCGACGTTGACCTTCGGCGTGAAGCCGACCACGCCGAACGTGGTCGAACCAGCCCTGCCGGTAGACCCGGCTGAGATCGTGCTGCCGCTGGAGCCGAACTACGTACTGCCACAGGTGCCGACGTTTGAAGCCCTGAATCTGCCGGCCGTGCCAAGTATTTCCTTGCCGGAATTCGATTCGGAGAAGCCGATCTTCATCGAGCCGCCGTTCAACGATACCTGGCAGTTTGAGGCCACGCCTTACGTCAGCACGTTGGTGGATACGCTCACCGCCACGCTGAAGCCCATGATCGTTGGAAGCCAGGCGCTGCCAAGGATCATCGAGGACGCGATCTTCCAACGTGCCCGCAGCCGCATCGAACTGGAAACCCAGCGGAATGTGGACCAAGCGGTTTCGGAGTTCGCCGCCCGTGGCTTTGCCGAGCCCCAGGGCATGCTGGCCGGGAGGATCCTGGAGGTCCGGCAAACCGGGCAGGGTGCCGTGGCCGAGGCCTCTCGTGATGCGGCGATCAAGCAGTTTGAAGAATCGCTGGCCAATCAGCGCATGGCCATTGCTCAGGGAGCGGCGCTGGAAGGGACGCTGGCGCAGCTGCACACCGACGAGCAGAAGCTGATGCTGCAGGCGGCGACGTTCCAGCGCGAAACCGTCATCGCCGTGCTGAACGCCAGGATCTCGGTCTTCAACGCTCGCCTGCAGGCCTACCAGACCGACGCCCAGGTGCTGCGCGATCGCATCCAGGCGGAGCTGGCCAAGGTCGAGGTGTTCCGGGCCCAGATCGAGGGCGAGCGGGCACGCGGTGAGATCAACGAGCAGCGGGTCCGCCTCTACGAGTCCCAGCTCCGCGGCGTAACCACCCTGGCCGACTTCTACCGCACCCGCGTGGAGGCGGTGAAGGTGCAGGCCGACATCAACCGCTTCGGCATCGACAAGTACCGCGCCCAGGTCGACGCCTACGAGGCCCGCTGGCGTGCCCACGTCGCCGAGTGGCAGGGCTATACAGCCAGCGTGGAGGGCGAGGGCAAACGGGCGGATCTGTACCGCACGCTGGTTGACGCCAACGCCAAGCGGGTCGATGCCTGGGCGGCCAGCAACAACATGCAATTCGAGGCCGAGCGTCTGCGCATGGCTCAGCACGGGGTTGACCTGGACGTGTGGCGCGCCGGCATCACCCGTTGGGACGCGACGCTGAGCGGCGAGCGCGCTCGACTGGCAGCTGTCGGCCAAGCGTTCGACGCGAAGGCGCGGATCTACAGCGCCGACGCCGGTGTGGAGCAGGCGGCCTCGGCCGCGGCCGATCGCAGTTTCGAGCTCGGACTGGCACGGGAACGCGCAGACGTCGACGTACAGCTGCAGCAGGCCCAGATGCGCATCCAGCAAATGCTCGGCCTGCTGGCGCAGTCGGCGGAGATCCAGCGGGCAAAGGCGCAGATCTCCAGCCAGCTCGCCGCCAGCACGATGAGCGCCGTCAACTACGGGGCCAGCGTTTCCAGCGGCCGCAGCAAATCCAACTCCTGCTCGCAGAACTACAGCTTCCAGGGCGAGATCGCGGACGCCTGATCCGCCTCAACTTCATTAGGGGAATCGCATGGCCATCAACGATCGAGACGAACTGAACCCTGCCGGCGCCGCGCCCGGACAGCCCCGCGTTGCCGCCCGGCCGAGCGCCGGCACGGCCTTCGGCTCGGCGCTGCGCAGCGGCGGCGAGCGCGCTGCTTCACTCGCCAAGAGCTTTGGAGGCGCAGGCCTCCGTGGT